CCTTGTGCATAAGATTTTAGAAAGAACTTTGGTGCCTGTGCATATACTTAATATGGATGTACACCAAGAAGCGATTAATACTCAAGCCGAGCTCATGCGTACTGCTAAAAGCGAGACCGTGCGTCAAAAAGCGGCTGAGTGTTTAATCACACAATTGAAAGCGCCAGAAGCAGCTAAGATAGAAGTTGACGTTAGTTATAACAATTCTTCTATTGATGACTTGCGGGAAACAACTCGGGCGTTAGCGCAGCAACAATTAAAAATGATACAAAGTGGTGCTGTAACAGCAGAGCACGTTGCGCATAGTGACATTATTGCTAGGAAACAGGATACTGTCGAAACTGAATATGAGGAGATTTCTAATGAGAATTCTTAATATAGTAGTACTTATGTTGTTTGTTACAGGATGTGCCCAAACCAATTCCTTACTCCAACCTCCTCCATTTTATTTATGCGAACCTAATGAGCAATTGTTAATATGTTCATCTTCAGATTTAACAGAATGTGATGGCTTTTTAAAAGACAAACCAATTATAATTGAGGAGACAGAAATATGACTAAGTATAAAATGAAGAAGCACAAGCCAGTGCCTGCTAAAAAATGTGTACACTTTTTTAAATGTATGTGGGAGAAAGACTGTGAAGCTTTAGCAAGAGCTGAGCTGTCTGAGATGTCTTCTTTAACCCTTGAAGAAATGGGTAGAACACGCGGTATTGAGTTAGATAGACGCAAGACAAAAGAACATTTAATTAATGATTTGTATGAGGTGATGTGAAATTAGTTAAAAAAACTGTAGAAGAGTGGCTAAATAGCATTAGCTACAAAACAGATCCAACTTATGTACCTAGCGAATTCGCCCTCGAGTTTGTTAGCTTCATAAAACTTGTTAATGGAGAGCAGGGGGAAGAAAACAAAACACCTGTTATCCATTACAAGATGTTAGATAACATTACAGGCAAAACTCAAAACACAGTTAACATGTGTTCACGAGGATTAGCAAAGACAACTATTTTATCTGAATACCTAATTCTATATTTAGCTGTGTATGGCTCTATACCAGGGTTCGGTGATGTAGACTACGGTATCTATGTGTCAGATTCTATAGAAAATGGTGTAAAAAAGATGCGCTATAGGCTAGAGAGACGCTGTATCTACAGTGAGTTCTTGCAAACTTATTTAGATTCTTTTAGATTTACAGATATTCGTTGGTATTTTAAAAATAAACAAGGCAAAGAATTAGTTGTAACAGGCCACGGAGCTAAAACTGGTGTTCGTGGAACAGTAGAGCTAAGCACGAGACCACAATTAGCTATGTTGGATGACCTATTGTCTGACGATGACGCTCGTTCGCCCACAATTATTGAGAGTGTAGAGAATACAGTCTATTCAGCAATCGATTATGCGCTGCATCCAAAGAAACGTAAAGTAATTTGGTCAGGCACCCCGTTTAATGCTAAAGACCCGCTATATAAAGCAGTTGAATCTGGTGTATGGCATGTATCTGTTTACCCTGTGTGTGAAGAATTTCCTGTTAGTCGAGAAGATTTTAGAGGTGCATGGGAAGATAGGTTTGATTATGATTATGTAAACGAACAGTACAATAAATCTAAAGGAGCTGGCAAGCTAGACAGTTTTAATCAAGAATTAATGTTACGTATTATGTCTGAAGAAGAACGCTTAATACAGGATAGCGATATTACCTGGTATAAGCATGCTAATGTAAAACAAAATATGGGAGCATTTAATTTCTATATTACAACTGACTTTGCTACTAGCGCTAGAGAAAGTGCAGATTATAGTACTATTAATGTTTGGGCATACAATAATAATGGTGATTGGTTATGGGTAGATGGGTTTTGTAAACGAGCATTGATGGATGTAACTATGGATGCGCTATTTGAATTAGCTCAAAAATATAGTCCACAAGAAGTAGGTATTGAGGTGACAGGACAGCAAGGGGGTTTTATAGCCTGGATACAAAATGAGCAAATGAATCGTAATATTTATTTTACCCTTGCATCAGGCAAAGGTAGAACATCACCAGGCATTAGACCTAATAAAGATAAGATGAGTCGATTCCAGCAATTAGCATTGCCTTTATTTAAAGCAGGTAAGTTGTGGTTTCCTGAAGAATTAAAAGAATCTGAAGAATTAGCAGAGATGCTAACAGAGATCTCTCTTGCTACTTATAAAGGATTTAAGTCTAAACATGATGACCAGCTTGATAATATATCAATGTTAGGCGAATTTAACGCTTGGAAACCAAGTGAGGTATCTACAGGCCATGAAGATGGATCAATGTTATGGGATGATGAAGAACCAGAACCGCAAGGTAGTAGTTCTTATTTTGTTTAAAGTGTTTACATAAATATTCTATGGTGGTATGATGGGACAAAATCACTTTAGGAACTCACATGTACGTTTCTGACTATTTGTCTCATATTGTAAAGGGTGAAGTCAAACAATTATATGTAAGCGATATTGGGACAACAAGTCCTACTACCATACAACAAGCAAATATTGCTACGCTTATAAGTTATCTTAACGAAGCTAATCTTGAATTACACAAACATTTTGGTTTATTACAAAAAGAACTTGTTTTAAGTGATGTTACAAATAACTCACTTCATAATGTCCCATTAGATTTTTTATATGCAATTAGTGCACAATATAATGATGGCACAGAAGTTTCAATTAATAATGAAAGAGCTAACTACGTAGATAAAGTAGATGAGAATGTTTCAATATTATTTCCAGCACCTTTTAAAATTTTAATTAAAGGTACAGATGTATCTTTAAAACGAGATGATATTAGTGTAGTCTATGTTGCAGTACCTATAACAGTAACTAAAACAACAGACTTTATTGATTTGCCTCAAGTATATAATGAAGCCATTTATAACTACATGGCATACAAAGCACATGTTTCTGTTAAAGGTGATATAAAAGAAGAGAACAATACTTATTATTTGCGTTATCAGGAAAGTTTAAGAAATATTAGATTACTAGGTATGGTTAACTCTGATAACTTAGATAGCAATGTTAAATTAACAGATAGAGGATTTGTATAATGGCAAATTATCATTCGTTTTCACCAAATACAGTAGAAGCAAATCAAATTGATTATTACGATACAATTGAATTAGTATCTGGAGATAATCAACCAGAATTAAATATTATATTAAAAGACAGTAACACAGCATTATCAGGTCAAACGTTAGACGCTGCTAATCATGCAACATGGGCAATCATTAATTTAACAAATGCTAGTTCTGTTGTTATGAAGTTTAGAAAAGCTGAGACAACAACTATATTAGAAACAATTACGTGCTCTATAGTTAGTCCTCGAACAAACGGCAATGTTATTATGACTTGGGCTAGTACAACACTTGCGGGAGCAAGTGGTGTTTACGAAGGTGAAATTACAGTTACATATAGCAACGGCAATATAACTACAGTTAGAGACTTATTAAAGTTTGATGTGAGGGCAGGTTTCTAAAATGGATATAGATGCTAGAGCTGTTGTAACCTTAGTTAAACCCGAAGCTACAGTATCTCATACTTCATTAAAAGCAGGCTCTATATCTTCAGTTAGAATGGAGAGTGTTGCTACTCTTGCTGATGGATCAATAAATAAATGGATAGAAGATAGCTTTCCTCTTAGTGAAGTTTATCTTAATGTTTACACAAAACCTCTTACTGAAAGTTTATCAATATCTGAAATATATGGCTGGAATTTACAAAAAACTCCTGCTACTGAATCTTTAAGTGTAGCAGATACTTTTGCTAAAGTAGTTAGTTGGAATAGAAACTTTACAGATGCTTTTACTTTAGATGACGCTGCTCAAATTGACAAAGACTACTATGGAAACAAAGGTAATGTATTTACAATATTAGATTTATTAAATATTTCATTATCAAGAGATTTAACAGATGCTACAGATACAATGACAGTCGGTGATGTTTTAGCCATTACTGTAGCTTATAATAGAACTATAACACCAGACGGTGTAAGTA